CAAGAACATCTGCTTTTGTTACTGCTGTAACAGAACCAACGTGTCCTTGTGATGTTGTAGAGATTTTATAGAATCCACTATTGTTAGCTCCAACTTTTCCAGACTCTGTAGCATGGTCATATGCTATTTTACCTCTATCACCTCTATAAGCAGTTGAGTCTGTTTCACCAAGAGCTAAGGATTCAGAAATTTCTGTATATTGTGTACCAGACCATCTATATGTCTTATTATTAGTTGTATTTACATATATTTTACCTGATTCTGGATCGATTACAGCGGCACCTTCACCTAATCCATGTCCAATTGCATGAATTTCGTAAATCTGAGGATCAATATCCTCATCCAATGAAGAATATGGAAGTGCATATATCAGATATGCTGTATTTTCCATCCAACTGTCAAATTCATCACTAACACCACCTGCATCAGCATTAGACCAATATCTATTATCTGTAGTCTTATAAAGTGGGCTATCATAACAACTTAAACCAGTAGCATTATCGATTGCGAATATTTTTTGATTGGACTGATTGAGTTCTAATATAGTATCAAATTCAATAACATCATCTACAAACGAAGGAAGTAAATTAGAAGCAATCTTTTCACCATTAGCACCAAGTGCTAGTTTTGTAACAGGAACACTTGGAAGATCATTAGATTCCAAAGCTCTTCTTGTAACAGAAATCTTACCATCTGTTTCAGAAACTTGTGTAACAAATTGCTTAGCAACAGCTGTATCCGAAACATCTAAAGAGTTAACTTTTGCTTCAACGTGCTCTAAGATATCTCCAGCTACTTGTTCTAGATTTTTTCCAGAAGCAGAATAAGTTCCATTTGTAATCTTTGTTGCTGGAGTTGCTGGAATTGTAATGTTAGAATCTACATAGACGTTTTCTGCGTTGTAGTTTCCATCCATTGGTTCCCAGCGTGGATAACCTTCACCTTTTGTTGTAGCATTGTAAGTAAATGCTATAAACTCATATTTATTAGCGCCAGCAATTGCTGTTTTAATAACAAATGTTGATCCACCTTTAACTGTAATGCCAGAAGTTACTCTTGCTATAACATCGGCATCCGATTCACCAGATTGTCTGATTCCCTCGTAATACTGTGTAGAAGCATCATTAATGGCATTATCAACATAATCTTTTAGTGCAATTGGATTTGATGTTGAATAATCTCCAGTTAATTTCAGTTCGACTGTTGTAACATCTGTCCAAGTAGCTGCTGTCGGGAGTTTCTTTTGAAGCTTAAATGTACATTTATCGTTCTCCGTATCAGCGGAAATTCCAGTTAATTGATAATTATATTGTGTATTCTCAAGACCAATAACATTTCCTGCTGGAATTGTAAGATCTTCACTTAATTGACTCCAGTAAGATCCACTATCAGATGTACCAATTTTAATAATATATTTATTACTAGATGTATCTAAACCGAGAGCAGCTTCACCTTTGTAAATCTTAACTTTTGTAGCGTTTTCTGGATCATTCCAATTTGTAAGGGTATCTGTTCTTAGTTTGATTCTCGTTTTAATAGTATTTGACATAACTAAAATCCTTTTATGCTTTATTTAATTTATTTAATAATTTTATGGAACAGTTTTAGAAGTACCACCATGTAATTCATTATCTTCTATAACTTGAATTACTTTATCAGAAACGAAACTTGCTGAATCTATTTCATCTTTTATTTCTCTAATTAATGTATCGTGATTCGCGACTTGAACTTTGATTTCTTCTATCTCGTGAGATTGACCGCTGGATTCTTCACTGATTATTTCTCTTAAATTCTTTTTTCCAATATAAAATCCTTCTATTCCACCAGCTGGATTTATATTAAAAGTACCTTCTCCACTAGCTTTATATTTAGATGGAATTTTTCTGTCATGATCCCAAACGTATGTATTAACATTCTCTTTATTCTTAAACCAATTGCAATCATGGTTTCTATTGATTATTGAAGGACAACTTATAAATCTTTTTGGATCTTTTGGAGGATATCTTTTATCTATATTATTCGGACATATACATATAGTATGTAAATCTGTTCCAGTATTCTTATCTGGTGGATAATTAAAATTTGGATCTGTTTTATAAAAACAGCAAAATTTACAAAAGACTTCCTTCTTCATATTTAAATTTGTTAAAAGTTATCTATATCTGTAATTCCAGAAATTGGAGTTTGAATAACTGTATAGTTGTACATAAATTGATATTTTTGATTAACAGTTAAATCTCTATCACTTAATATAACAATTCGAATTCTTTTTTTGGATTCCTTGTTACTAATATTTTCTATTTTGTAATCTTGCCCGTGTTTTAATATAACGCCATCCAAAATAAATTCGAAATTATTATGTGTTTCGGGATCCTTATCTATATCCGTTAAAAAAATACATTTATTATCTATATCATCTTGAGTCAAACGACCTTTTTGTAAAAATGTATTATTTCTCATTGTATATGGAACGAAAGAACGTTTTTCTGTAACTTTATAATCTTTAATGTTTTCCCATAGACAAAGATTATGCTTCTGAATGTATTCATATATTCTATCTTGCATGTGTTTTTCTACAAGACATCTAAAATAGTCATCAGATTCATCTGTTATCGTTTTCATAAATTCATAATTTACAGTATTGAACATATAGCACATCAAATAGTTGTAGACCCATATAGATAGAGGAGATTGTAATGTATAATAATAGTCTGGTTCAAAAGGTTCTATTAATTCATATTGACCAGTTCTATAATAATATAGATATTCACATAATCCAAGTTCTTCTTCCGTGAGACCAAAAACATTCTCTTCTTCGGCGTATATAATAATTTCAGGATCTGGTTCTGATTCTGGATCAAATGGTGGATCATCATAATGTAATTGATCTGTTCCGGACGCAACAATATGTGAATTGTAGTTTAAGTATTTTGTCGGTTTAATGCCGTAAGGATAATCCATATCAGGATCACCATTTGTTAAATCTAAGGTAGAGTTGTTCAAGTTCATTATATCTTTATACTTTTCATCGTCTTTTGCTGCGTATACCCAAGTAGAATTATAATAGACTTGAACTCTTTTAAACATCATTGGTTCATAAATATATAGTTTTCCAATATTAACTGTTCTATATTTCCATATAAAGTGATATCCATCATCGTATGTTTGTCCGGATGGATCAGCAGTTTCATTAAATAGAAGTTCAACAACGGAGTCTCTAGATCTCCAAAAATCTGATATTTTTGTTGGACATGGAATATAAGAGTTATTAAATGAATTATTATACAATGTTCTGTTTACCCAAAAATTAACTTCTGGGACAATTTTATGTAAATAATTAATCGCTGACATACTTATAATTTATTAAAATACGACTTTTTTATAAAATCACTACTTACTCTTTAAGGCTGATTTTATTTCGAAATATCTGTGCTTTTTCTGTCTATGTTTTTTCTTTTTATTACCCATATAGACATCTTGGAATGTTCCTTTATTTTCTGGAAGAGATTCGTAAGCAGATATTCCAGCAGAGCACATACAATTTTCGTTTATAAATGAATATAGTCTTCTCATTTTTAATTTTGTTTGATTTTCCATAAATGTTTAAAATAAGTCGAGATTTTCTATATATATAGATTTTAAATATGTGGGTTTCAGACCGAAATTCTTGGTCATCCGCATATTAAAAAGGAAAAACAAAATGAAAAAGAAAAATCCACTCAGGGATTCCCTCACACCGGAGGAACGGAAGTTCCTTCGAAAGTGCGGACTAGAAAATCCCTTTATGTCAACGTCTCGTTGTAGGGACAAAATCAATGCCGACCGTATGCGCTGCGGCATAATTCAGATTTCGAATAATGGATTCCGTAGCGAACTTAACCGTGGCGGTGTCAAAGAGGGATATATTAAAGGGTATAATATTCCGAAAGATATAGTCGAAGTTAAGGTCGAAGTTAAGGCTGAAGTCAATGCCGAAGTCGGAGATACTTTTCCGAACGAAGATATTTCTGTCTCATTGACAGAAAATGCGAAAACTGCGGCAACATGGCTATTGGCTGGTGCAACGTGGAGAATGATCCGGGAGATATTACATTGGTCATGGGACATTGTAGAGACAACCCAAATCGAGCTGTTGGTGTCTGAGATATTCTCAAAAGGACATCGCTCTGCTCCCTGGAGGTGTCTATGGACGAGCAGTGACTTTATTTTCCATGGACTGTTTGGGATTTTGCCTACACAGTCACACTTCGCTCAGGTGCAGAAGATGGAGTTTGTTGCTCTAGCCGAAAAGCAGGATGCCGAAATGCAATCTGCAGGAATTGTGTTTACAATGGGCAAATTTATGCCCATCAAACAAGCAAAACGTCTAGAGGCAAGGATTCTCAAGGTCAAAGCAGAGCAAGAACAAGCTAGGCGAGACCGTGAGTATTACGGAGAAGACAATCGTGATCAAAGAATGTTAGAACGACTTCTTGACAATTGTAGGGAGCCAATGTCCTGGGCGAAAATAGTTCGGATTCATGGATGGTCATACATCCAATCCGAAAGATATAAAAAACTTGCAGTGGATCAAAATTTGATCCGCAAAGTAGATCCTGACAATAGGTTCGATGACAGATACGTTATCGCATCCTAAGTCGTAAAATAGAGTTTACTGCTCAGCGAACCAGCTGGGAAAAGTAAACTCTATTTTATTTCCCAAATTTATTTCCAATTAAAGTAAGAACATCAATTGTACTAGATTGTGTCATTTGATCATAATACCCAGACACAAGTTTATCAAAATTATCGGATATAAAATTCTGTACTTGTTTATTTATAACTTCTTGAAAGTCGTGTTTTTGAAGTTCTTCTATACTTCTATATGGATTTTTTACAAGTGCTTTTGTATCGAAGTTACTAGTAGATGTATCATTCCAACCAACAATTTCTAGAGAATCTTCTATTGCTTCTTTATTCCCGAAAATAGATTTTAATCCAGTTGGCGGATCATATTGTCTAACATAAAAACAAAATGCCAGAGCCATAGATAAGTCATCATGTTCACCTTCATCTGCAGCAATTTTTCCTTTCCCATCAGACACCAATCCAATCAATTCAAGTATCGCTTTTCTGGATTTAATACAGGATGGGTTTTCTGTCACAGCTGTATATAATGCGTCTACAATCAGAGGTCTGTTTAATGGGTTAGTATATATTCCATATCTATATTTTAGATGTCCTCTATTTTTGACATCTTTTGGAACAACCTTACTCTGATATAGATTAAATTGACCGCCAAGTTTTGTTAAATATTCACATACTTGATTACCAAATGAGTTAGCTTCAGGAATAATTATACAATTTGGATAAATTGTCGCAACCTTTGTAATTACAGGACAGAATTCGTCTACTCTACCTTTAAATTGAACTTCTGCAACTTGTTCGCATGTCATATAATCTATCACTTCTATAGTGGAGCTATCAGTACCATAAGCTGAGGCAGTATCAACGCCGAGTAAATAGAATTTATCTGGAACTGGGTCTTCCCATTGCGTTAATATAGCACCATCCAAATTAAATTCTCTAATAGGTTCTT